GTTATATCTTTCCTGTAAAACGTCATAGTCTGTTTTAATAACTTTTGTAGAGAAATCAACACCAAGCTTAGGATAAACAATATGAACAGTGTCACACATCTTGACTCTCTCAAGCGGAGCAATGTTCTTATATTCTTCAGTGTTCCAGAGCGCTACAAAGGAAACATTGATGTTATTCTTGATTTTCCAGCCTTCATTGTTAGCAACATAGTTTTGAGCAGCCGCTCTGAGCTGAGCTTCTGACGGAGCATCTTCCCATCTATCAGACATGTCAACAGATTTAATAATCTTGAATGGAAAATCACTGACATGATCAGAGAGAACAACCTTCTCAGGAAGAGTAACAACAGTATCTTCTCCATTAGCCCAGTATGGAGCAATTCCTGTGTAAACACCTGTAGTATCAAGAACACTCTTAAGGTCCGTAAGATTTTTACCATAACGGATTGTAACGCCATTATCTGAGCCACGATTAACTCTCAGATTTACATCAAAACGATTAAACTCATAATCACCTTTGCCATAGACATCCAAAATAGAGCCACTGGAACCACATAAGAGCTCTCTTGCTTCTGTTGGTACGTCTACATGGAAATTCCCTGGATTAGTTTTATCTGTGTAAAAATTGAATGGATTAGTAGTAGCTGAATAAGACTTAATTCCAGCAATTGCAGCCGCTGGAGTCGAAGCTTCATAAGGCATTACTACTATTCCGCTCAATCTATAGCTGATATGCTCAGCATTTACTGTTACAACTCCGTTTAATGGCTTAGTAATCTTGTAAATCATGAATGGCTGAGTTATTCCGCCATCAAAAGGCTGAGCCAAAATAATCCTGTTCTCAATAAGATCTGAATAATGAGCTCCACTTACCGGATAAGTCATTTCCAGTTCGTAAGTAGAATTACGCTCTTCTACAACCTTACAAGAGATAGCATCAGCCAATCTACCAAGGCCATTAGATGTGAAATTTGTTTCAGTTCCTTCGTATAGAATCGGAATCATATAATGTACCACCTCGGAGTAATTTCAACTCTTGTAATGTTGCCAGTCATAGTTACACCTACTTCTCCAGAAGGAATAACTATATCATCAGTAAACGAAACATTCTGATTACAGTTAATTGATCCCTTAAAAGCATCCATTATTTCACAATCAACATCAACGTAAGTGCTGATCGCAGATATAGTTATCGTTTCAGATCCTATTCCTACTGTTCCAGCTCCTGTTCCATAAATTCTGATATATGGCTTCGCTGGAAAGAGCGTTCTGTTCAATATAATGCCATCATCAGTAAAAATAACTGGTTCTTCACCGCTTTTTAGGAATCTCTGAGGTTTACAATCAAACTCAATAGTGAACTGACCGCTTCTGTTCATATATCCAATTGATTCAACCTTAACCTTAGAGTTATATCTTGCCATTCTGTATTCATAAGGATGATAAGTATCTTCTAAGCGCTGATATCCTATCTTTGATGCTGCATAATTGAAGAAATCTCTTGCTAATTCTGGCATTCCTAGCTTAATGAATGCTGGATAACTAACTGTGATGTTTTTAAAATTTCCCTTATCAAAAAGGAGATCCCCATCATGACCAGGGACCTCCACTTTCGAAACGTTTCGTTCAGGAGAGTCATAAGTTCCTTCACCGGATATAAGTATTCCAAATTCCTGGCTACTTCTTCCGGCAAATGTCAAATAGTTACTCATATTCCAGCCACTCCTCTCCTAATTGTATTCTCAGCAATTCTCTGTTCAATGATGTCAGCAAGTTCTGAAACATTCTGACCTTGAGCACCATAAACATTGATATTTACTGAATTTGTTATTGTGCTTCCAGAGAAGCCAACGCCTCCCTGAAGCGAAGTAGCAATTCCACCGGATAATCCAGTCATAGCTCTTTCAAGCTTCGGAATACCCTGATCAATTCCCTTAACAAGCAAATCAATAAAGTCTGGCATATAAGAGCTTGCGTCTGAAAGAGGACCAACATCAGGCTCCGAGAAATGAATGAAGCTTGCAATTGTTTCGGCTACACCGGACATAGCTTCACCGATTCCACCAATCGCACTCTTGATACCGCCAATAAATCCGTTGATCATATCAGCGCCCCAGCTCCAAGCGCTGTTTGCAAGGTCTTTAATCCAATCAATCGCACTTCCTATACCTGAAACGATAGTGTCATAAATGTTTCCAATAGTGTTGCTGATACCTTCTTTCAAATTATTGAAGAGTTCAAGTCCTTTTTCTTTCAGATTAGTCAGCTTCTCAATTGCTTTGTTCTTAAGTTCAGTGAATTTCTCAGTAACTGCCTTCTCCATATCCTGAGCTGCCTTTGAGACATTGTTCTTGAGCTCAGTCCATCTCTGGCTAACATTAGTCTTAAATTCAGTCCACTTCTTGACCATAGCATCAAGATTTCTTTGAACATTCTCTTTCAACTCGTTCCAGAGCTTTGAGAATGATTCTTTAAATTGTGTCCATGCTGCGCTTATTACTGTTATTGCATTCATAGCAGCTTCTTTTATCTCATCCCAATGTTTAACACATAGAACGATAATAGCTATAACAGCCGCAATTGCCGCAATTATAGGCAATATTGGAGCTACTAAGGCAACAAGAGCCGGAATAACAGTTCCTGTAATTACTCCAGCAATACCTGTAATTATTGGAATAGCAGCACCTATAGCACTAACAACTGTTCCAATTACACTTATAATTGTTCCAACAGCAGAAACCACGCTTCCGATTACAACAAGAATAGGACCAACAGCAGCAGCTATAGCCGCAAACTTAAGGATTGCTTCCTGTTGTGCTGGAGACAATGCTTTCCACTTATCAGCAAGCTCCTGAATCTTCTCAACAGCTTTTTCAACGAAAGGCATCAATGTTTCGCCTATTGAAACCGCTACTTCTGTCAATGCGGCTTTCGTCTGACTCCATTTAGCAGCCATTGTCTCATAACGCTTGTTAGCCTCTTCAGTCATGGCTGTATTCTCGTTCCAGGCTTCATTACCTTTATTAACAGCCTCAGTAACAAGATCTCCAGACTGAGCAAGTCTTGTAAGTGTATCTCTTAAACGAACTTCAGTGAAGCCCATCTCTTGAAGCATTGCGATAGTTGATTCACCATGACCTTCAACATCTCCAAGACCTTGGATAAATGCCTGAAGAGCTGCTGGAGCATCACTTCGATAAAGAGTAACAAACTGCTCTGTACTCATATTTGCAACCTTAGCAAAATCTTCCAGGTTGTTTCCGGCCTTAATTGTTGCATTCATTTCGGTTGCTGTCATGCCAAGAGAATCAGCAAGAGCTTTGAAATCTTTTGTATTATTAACAGACATTAGCTCAAGATCTCTCAGAGACATTCCTGTTTTCTCTGATAATTCAAGAACAGGCTCATATCCTGTCTCAGCTGCTACTTGCATCTTAACCATAGCTTTTGAAAATGCAGAACCACCCATTTCAGCCTCAATACCTACTGAAGATAGAGCTGTCGCAAATCCAAGGATTTCCCCCTGAGACAATCCGATCTGAGCACCAGCACCAGATAATCTAGTAGCCATGCTCATGATATCTGATTCTGTAGTGGCAAAGTTATTACCAAGGTCAACGAGTGAAGAACCCAGTCTGTCAGTATCATCCAGGCTCATTTTCGTAACGTTAGCAAACTTAGCAATTTCACTAGCAGCTTCCTCAGCTGTCAAATTGGTAGTATCACCAAGTTCTACCATTGTCTTAGTAAATCCGGTAATACTGTCAGCACTAACTCCTAACTGACCAGCAATTTCCATTACTCCAGCTATCTCATTCTGTGAAGCAGCTGTAGTCTTAGCTATTTCATTGATGTTTTTCTTTAAATCGTCATAAGTAGTGGTAGAAGTCTCGTCAACTGTTTTCATAACGCCTGTGAAAGCTGATTCCCAGTCAACAGCAGCCTTAACTGAACCACCAAAAGCCGCTACTATCGGAGTTGTGACCTTCTGAGTCAATGTCGAACCTAAGCTGGATATTTTATCTCCTACGTCCTTGATTTTGTCTCCGACTTCCTTGATTTTCTGACCAGCAACTTGCATCTGCTGACCTAAAACAGAAGATGTCTCTCTCGCCTGTGATTCAAGGTCCTTCAATGCGGCTTTATCAAGGTCAATCTGAAGTTTCAAATCTTCAGCAGCATTGGCATTCTTCTGGAACTCGTCAGCATGATCAAGATCCCAGGGCTCATTAAGTTTCTCATTAAGCTCTCTAAGAGCTTGCTCTTCCTTCTCAATTTTTTCCTTGGTAGATTCAACCTGTTTACCAAGTTCATTTTGCTTGTCTTTGATCAGGTCAACATTAGAAGGATCTAGCTTAAGCGCCTTGTTTATATCTCTTAAGTTTTGCTGTGTTTTGGAAATGGCGTTATCTACGTTAGAGAGAGCTTTAACCAGTTTGGTGGAATCTCCGCCTATTTCAATTGTTATGCCTTTGATTCTACCAGCAGCCATAGTATTACCTCTTAGAATGTATCAAAATCAGATTGATTAGCTACTTCCTTGTAGTTGTAGCTATCGTTGTCAATTTCAGTAAGAATATCAATTACAAATCCGTAATCAAGAACATCCAAGTCAGACAGTCTTAATCCGGCTTGGATGCACCTGAGAACATACAGAGGAGTATTCAATTCTCGCTCTGTTTTCCTTTTCCTTTTTTTTTGGGTTCTGAGGAAGTCTTATTGTTAGCCATATAGATGTCAACAATCTCCTCTGAAACCATTGGAAGGTCCAAAGGATCGAACTGCTCCAACCATTCAAAGTACATCTCCTGGTTAAGAAGATTCATATCTATTTCCTCTTCTTTGGCTTTCGCAGCCATAGCCATGATAAAAGCAAGTTCCGGAATAACAGAAGTAACTCTAGCAGCGTTATCTTCCGCACCCTGGAACTCAGAAATTAGATCTTTTTTAAAGACCATATTAAATCTGTAAGGTGTAGCACCATTGGCAAGCATTGGAACAGTGATATTTCCGATTTTTAATTCTCGATACATACTATCTCCCCTTTAATTACATTGAAATTGTTGTTGGCTGATAAACAGCGCTGAACCAGTTCTCATAAGGTGTATCACCTTCGCTGCAACGAGCTTTGATGATGTCCTTATTGATTGAAGAGTTGTGGATTGCAACAGCTGTAAGAGTAAGAGTCTCAGTCTGAGGCTCAATATTCTCGTCTGTAGTCTGTCCACTTACTGAAGGTCTTGTTGCTGTGCAATTATAAAGGACGTGTCTTGTTGCGTTAGCATCACCTTCAAACTGGAAGATAAGAGCGAACTCCTGTGTAAGAGCTCCGGAATCCTCAATAAGAACTCCATTCTCATCTGTGATATCTCCAAGGATATCTTTTCTGAATGAATCAGGAATAAGAGCACTCTCGAAGTCTCCTGTGTAACCATTGTTTGACTGGCCTACCCAGTAATCAATGTTGTCAGCTCTGAACTTAGAAGCTTCACCTTCCGCATCCAGTGAAATTGAAACAGCACCAGGCCATCTAACAGGAGTTCCATAGGTGGCTGTCTGATCAACGTTATTGATTGTGGCTTTAGCGTAATACACGTTTTTTAAGCCGTATTTAACCTTATTAGCCATTGATTATTACCTCCATTTCGTATGCTATTTGATATAGTTTTTCAGAGTCGATATAGTTTTCTTCTCTGTAATAAGTAAGGCCATTGTCCTTGAGTATTCCCTCGACAACAGCCTCTAATTCGAAATCCTTTTCATTTGTGTAGAGCTCAATGTTAAGCACTGGCTTTTTCTGATAGTTTTCACTATCTGCGAAAACATCATCCGATTCACTGTAGAAATAAACAACGAATGGCGGAGCCTGACCTGTTCCTTCTGGAAACTGATAGTAAGCAAATGGAAGGCCAATAGACTTAACCATTTCAGCAACTTCTTTATAAGTCATAATTTAGATGTAACCTCCTTCTCAAATTGCAATATCAGCTTCTGCTCTATTGGAGCAATGTGTGTTTTTCCAGGAACCCTTCCACCATTTACACTAGCGTGACCATTCTCAAGTAAATGAGGAAGCCCAGCTTGTGAATTGTAGATTGTAACAGTCGTATATAATCTTCTTTTTGTCACTTCTGTTTTCCAAGTATCTCCGTAACGCTTTTTGTGCTTTCCGGATGCTGGAAACTTTCCAAGAGATTCATTTTTTAAAGCCTGAGCACCTTTTTTACCAATATCTCTGGTAATCTTATCAAGGTTCTCACTCACTTCATCCCCATAATCATCAAGAATCTTCTTAAGCTCCTCCGCTAAGTTATCAACTGTTACTTTAGCCATATCTCACCTCAGGCTGATGTAGTAGCCTTATTTGTACCACCTTTGCGCTCTACATAAAGTTCCATCTTATCGTCTCTTCTTTGATAGGTCCGATATACTGAGTACTGATTCCCTTTGTACTGAACAATAGGCTCTTCGTTATAATCTCCAAAGAACAAAGTGAACTTGAATGAAGGATTAAGCCCATTTCGTCCTCCCTCATAGAACTCACGCTGCGTCACACTATCAACCTGGCAATAAACCTCCTTGGAAGTAGGAACTTCTTTCCATCTTCCGTATTCATCCTGTTCTCTTAAGACTCCGATTAAAGTTATAACGTCTGACCTATCCATTCTGTGTACCCCGTAGCCATTGAAAGCTGTGCTTTTTGCTCATCATAACTTGCTTTAAGCCTGTTATAATCATCCGGTTCACCGAAATGACACTTACAATAAGTCTTAATAGCCAGTGAAATGATAGCGTCAATATTCTCAGGAGCTGGAACTGTTACTCCGGCAATTCCTAAGTCAATCTTTGCGGCTTCAATCAGATCTGTAAGCTCTGAATCATAAGCATCTGTAGTTATTCTGAGTGCAAGCTTTACTTTCTCTAACATAATCAGTCCTCATTTCTTACTTTTTGAGGTTTTCTTGGAAGTAGTAGCCTTTTTAGGCTTTTCAATAACCTCTTCTGGCTCTTTTTCCACCTCAACAGGCTCTTCTTCCTTAGCCTCTTCCTTGTATGCTACCGCTTTATCTCCAAGGGCCCTAAATAGGCCCTCAGAGACTTCAACTATCGAACCAGGTTCAACAGTAAGCGTAACCTTTTTAGTGATCAAAACCTTCATCAAAGGCTAGCCTCTCCCTCTTTAACCTTAACGAAGAAGCCATCTCTTACTACACCGATTCCGGCATACATCTTACCAACAATCTTAACAAGGTCCTTCTCAGCAAGGCTGTAAGGATCTGTAACGAATGAAACATCCTGTGCATCAGGAAGGTTCATTACGATACCTCTAAGATCTC